TGATTTTCGGGTAAAAAACAAAAAGGAATTAAATTATGGCAAACCCAAATATAGTATCAGTAGCAACAATTCTAGGCGGTAACGCCGGTTGGAATTTATCTGCAACTTTAGATGCAACCCTATTAACAGTTACTGCTGAATACGTAGTAAAAATTAACAGAATAGTATGTACAAATGTTGATGGTTCATCGGCATTTGATTTAAATTTATTAGTTTCTGGTATGGGATCAGGCACAACAGGAGTTACAACTACTGGTGCTGATTCTGATGTTTATTTAGCAAAAACAATTTCAGTACCTGCTGACGCTTCGTTAGTAGTTTCAGATACACCGATTTATTTAATGGAAGGCGATATCTTAAAAGGCGGTGGATCAACTGCCAATAAATTAGATTTATTCATTTCATATGAAACTTTAATCGATTAGGAGGTTAAATGGCAGGCGGATTTATCGGCATCAACTATGAACCTTCTGGTGGTACAACATCTGAAAATATTACAAATTACACTAGTCCAGGTACTTTTACTGCGCAAGCTAATCAAACTATAGCGGACATTTTTGTTCTTGGCGGAGGCGGCAGTGGACACCCAGGTGGTGGCGACTGCGGCGGAGGCGGCGGAGGCGGAGGCTTTCGACAGTTTCCAGGAGAAACACTACCCGGCAGTGCTGCAGCTATAACTGTTGGTGGAGGAGGACCTGCTACCTCAGCAGGATCTGCATCAGAGTTTGATGCGGGAGGACCAAACCCATTATCAGCTGCTGGAGGAGGAAAAGGTTTACAACCATCTTCTGGATCAGGAGGAGCAACTAGTGGGCAAGGAGGCTCTGGCGGTGGCGGAGGAGGAAATAACTCTTCTAACGTCGGCGGAAATGGTAACGTACCTGCAACAACTCCCCCACAAGGTAATCCAGGAGGTAACGGAGGAGCTGGTGGAAACGGAGCTGGCGGTGGCGGTGGAGCCGGCACATCTGGAACAAATGCACCAGGACCCCATGCAGGACCTGGAGGAAACGGAGCTAATAATGATTATTCGTCCCCTTCTACATCACCAAGTAATACAACATATGCTGGTGGCGGCGGTGGATCAAGACACCCAACAGGTGGACCATTCGGAACTGGAGGCCCAGGAGGCGGAGGAACCGGTAATGGAACAGCTGGAACTGGAGGCCTTGGCGGCGGCGGAGGTGGAGGACCATCTTCAGCTGGTGGAGGAGCCGGTGGCGGTGGAAAAGTTGTAGTAAGAGAAACTGCAGGTACATTTTTTAATAACGTAGCCGGAGTATGGCCTATGTCACAAGTTTACCAATATGTAAAAAGTGATGATTGGCCGGGAACATAATATGGCACACTTTAGTGAAATAAGAACTGATAATAATGAAGTCATTAGAACTGTTGTAATCAACGATAATGATATTGCACCTTTTGGAGAGGATTCTGCTGAAGCAGAGCAATGGGTTTCTGAAAATATAAAAAGAGATGGTTGGTTATATGACAATGTTTTTGATGGTAATTATCCAGAAACATATTGGAAAAGAAATTCTTACAATACAAGACATAATCAACATTTAAATGGAGGCACGCCTTTTAGAGGTAATGGAGCTGGACCAGGATATACATATGATTCAGTTAACGATGTTTTTTGGCCACCTAAACCACATGCGTCTTGGGTAAAAGATAATTCTATTTTTGATTGGGCACCTCCAATTGCATATCCAAATGCGACACAAGAAATTGATGGCACTTCTTTTAACATCATGTACAGATGGAACGAAGAAGATCAAAAATGGGAAGGCCATACCTCAGAGATAGATAGTGGTGGAACTAATAGACCAGTAGAATGGGATGTAAATACTTCTACTTGGAGTCTTGTATAATCTAAAATAATACTATATAAATCTTCTCATACATGAGAAAGATAATCATAGTTGGTGGTGGATCTGCAGGTTGGATGACAGCTGCAACTCTTATTAAAACATTTCCAGACTACCATATTTCACTAATTGAATCCCCTAATGTTTCTACAGTCGGAGTTGGCGAAAGCACAATAGGTAGAATAAGAAATTGGATAGAATATTTAGGTATTGATGAAAAAAGTTTTATGCAAGCAACTGATGCTAGTTTCAAGTTAAGCATAAAATTCACAGATTTTTATAAGAAAGGCGAAGCTTTTCATTACCCTTTTGGCAAACCACACTTATATGATTGTAAGAACGGTATAAATGATTGGTGGGTTATGAAAAGTATATATCCAAAAACTCCTCACACCGATTATGCAGATTCATATTATGCTAATATGGGTTTTATAAATCAAAATACATTTAGTAATGAACCGATTCCTGAGTTAAATTGGGATCCAAAACATTACATTGCTTATCACTTTGATGCTACTAAGTTTGCAAAATATTTAAAAGATAATTTTTGTGTGCCAAAAGGAGTGGTGCATATAGAAGAAGATATTAAAACAATAGAACAAAATGAAGAGGGTATTACTAGCTTAAATAATACACACAGTGCAGATCTTTATATTGACTGCACAGGATTTAAAGGTCTTCTTATAGACGAAACTTTAAAAGAACCCTTTGAATCTTATAGTGATATACTACCAAATGATTCTGCTTGGGCAACGAAAATATTTTATAAAAACAAAGATACTGAATTAGTTCCTTATACAAATTGCACGGCTATAGAAAATGGATGGGTTTGGAATATACCTTTGTGGTCTAGAATAGGAACGGGTTATGTGTATTCTAGTAAGTTTGTAGATGATGACACAGCATTAAAACAATTTAAAAAACATTTAAAGGTTGAAGACGGAGATTTTAAAAAAATTAAAATGTCTAAGATTGGAATACATAAAAGACTTTGGGTAAAAAATGTCGTGGCAATTGGTTTATCAGCAGGGTTTATAGAACCATTAGAAAGCAATGGTTTATTTACAGTACACGAGTTTTTAATGAAACTACTTAGAAATTTACAGAGAGATGAAGTATCACAATGGGATAGAGATAATTTTACATTTCAATGCAAACGAACTTTTCAACCCTTCGCTGAGTTTGTTGCTTTGCACTATGCATTGTCGCATAGATCGGACACAGAATATTGGAAACACATGAACAAAAAACAATGGTGCGAAAATTTAATAACACTTAAACCGCCAAGTATTCATGGTTTTCAATTAGCAGCAAATGATAGAGATATAAGATATACATTTGAGGCTGAAGGAGGTTTATCTTGTATTGCAGCAGGTATGCATTGGGGACCTACAGATTTACCCACACTTATGTATGAAAATGTAGACTCGAATGTTGAGACATGGAAACAAAATTGGTCTAAAGCTTTTCTTAATCTAGATACTAAGAAACTGGCTTTTAAAGCATTGACTAAAGATTTTTCATCTCTAAAAGATTATTTACAGGATAATATACATGACTCTAAATAGTAAATATACTTACTGGTATTTTAAAAACGTTTTAACTGAAAAATTTTGTAATGACGTAATTAAACGCGGTAATGCGGAAAAAGAAAGTTTAGCTTTAACTGGAGACTTGCAAAATAAAAATCCAGAATCTTTATCCGATAAGGATGAGAACGATTTAAAAAAAATAAGAGATTCCCGTATTGCTTGGTTGAGCGATAATTGGATTTATGCTCACCTACACCCATATCTTAATACAGCAAATAAAAACGCAGGATGGAATTATGAATGGGATTTTTCTGAAGCGTGTCAATTCACTAAATATAAACTTAATCAATACTACAATTGGCATAAAGATGATTGGGAAAAAGCATATGAAAAACCTAACAATCCAAACTATAATGGTAAAACACGAAAACTATCAATGTCTGTTCAATTAAGTGATTGTTCTGAATATGAGGGAGGAGAATTAGAATTTCAACCAAGAGACATTCCAGATCCTAATTATACTGTTCCTTGCACAGAGTCTCAAACAAAAGGATCGATTATAATATTTCCCTCTTATGTATGGCATAGAGTAAAACCAGTTACCAAAGGAATTAGATACTCTTTAGTGGTTTGGAGCCTTGGACAACCTTATATATAATATGAACACAGAATTTAACGAAAAAGGTT